ATTACCGCCAAAATATACATTGGTCTTAAAAAAAGAATAATTAGAAAATGTTATAGTAGCATTTGTATTTACCACATTACCACTTGGATTGATGGTTATAGGACTATATTGAGCATTTAATAAAAATGCCGTCATCACCAAAAAAACTGTTAAAAACCATTTTTTCATAATTTATTATAACTAATTGACGCTCAATATTCCATTAAAGCAAGTGATTGTGACAATCCTGCCCAAACCAGCATCATATAGCTGGAATCCACTATTAGTATAAATGCTGCCAGAAACAGAAAGTTTACTACTAAAATTACCCGAACCAATTACATCTAAATCATATACTGGATTAGAATTTTGAATGCCCACTTTACCAACAGGACCTAATAATAAATTTCTATTTGGATATATAGAAACATCTTGAGAAGCTCCAATTCCAAAAGTCGTATAAGAGTTGCCAATATTGGGCGAGTCTATATTAAAATATGTTGGAGATTGAGTGACGCCAATCCATCCTTGGGCATTTTGATAACCAGAGATGAAACCAGATGGATTACTTCTTGGATAAAAAGCCCCAGTTTGACCTGTAGTAACAAATACGCCAGTAGAAGATTTTAAAACATAATTTCCCGTCAAAGTTCCACTTAATGAATTAATTTGCCCTTGTAAATTCGACCCCGTTGAAGCAATAGAAGAAGATAAAATTCCACTAATTCCTGTTGAGGTTGAAATTAAAACATAATTCCCAGTCAAAGTTCCACTTAAAGAAGATATTTGTCCTTGAAGATTTGAACCCGTTAGGATTAAATTAGCACTAGTGGCAAAAACTCCAGTTTGTCCAGTAGTAATATAGCTTGAAAGATTTACCCCCGTAATATAACCAGAAGGATTTGAATTGGCGTAAAACTGCCCAGTCTGACTTGTGGTCACAAAATTACCTGTTTGACCTGTTGTCACATATCCAGATAATCCTGCCGAACCAATATATCCACTTGGATTTGAATTAGCATAAAATTGTCCAGTCTGACTTGTAGTTATAAAGTTTCCAGTTTGTCCAGTTTGAACGTAAATGCCAGAATTAAATCCAGTAATATATCCAGATGGATTTGAATTTGGATAAAATTGGCCAGTTTGACTTGCTGTAACAAATGAACCAGTCCCATTTATAGAACCAGTCATATTTGCATAATTTAAATAATATGAACCTGATTGTCCACCCAAAGTATTTGAGTTGCCAGTTTGATTAGCTGTTATAAAGCTGCCTGTCTGACCTGTTGTAACAAATATTCCAGTACTAGAATTTAATACGTAATTTCCTGTCAATGTACCACTCAACGAATTTATTTGCCCCTGTAAGTTTGAACCAGTTGATGCAATAGATGAGGCTAATGTGCCGCTAATTCCTGTTGCAGTATTTGTTAATACATAATTACCAGTTAAAGTTCCACTAAGGCTTGAGATTTGACCTTGTAAATTTGAACCCGTTGATATAAGATTGGCTGAAGTGGCAAAAACTCCAGTTTGTCCAGTTGTTACAAATACTCCTGTGGCGGATTTTAAAACGTAATTGCCAGTTAAGGTTCCGCTCAAAGAATTAATCTGATTTTGAAGATTAGAGCCAGTTGAAATCAAATTTGCACTTGTGGCAAAAACGCCGGTAGAAGAATTTAAAACATAATTACCAGTTAGTGTCCCACTTAAAGATGTTATTTGATTTTGTAAATAACCGCTTATGCCCGTAACAAATCCAGTTGCAGTATATCCACTTGGATTGTTGATTGGGTAAAAGTTTCCAGTTGCGCCAGAAATATAAATTAAACTACTTCCAGTTGTTATAGAGATGTTGCCAAGTCCAGTAAGGTTAACATATCCCGTTAAACTATTTAAACTAATTAATTGTCCTGCAACTCCAGAAGCCCCTTGTGAACCTGCTGGTCCTTGCACTCCAGCAGTTGCAGCAGAGATAAAAACATTAGGATTGGTATTAACAGTAATGTTAAGTGGATTATCCTGAACTGTCACGTTAATATCAGCCATAAGTTTAACTTGTTGTTACTTCTGGGGAAACATTGGCATATCCCTTTAGTACTTTAAAAGTATAGCCACTGGCAATTGCTCCAATTGTTCCCGTAGTATAAACTTCTATGTCATAGACTGCTTTTGTGATGGGAAGCAGAGAAGTACTGGTTGCACTAAGAGAGATATTAATTAATCCGCTAACGTAACTGGAATCAACTGTGGGATTGATATCAAGCAAATAACCGGTAGAACCATAACCATACTTAATCTTGCCTCTGGCAGCATATCCAGAGAGATTTAAATAAGCCCCAGCCGAGTCTGTCGCTGTTAAGGTTAAGTTTAAACTGGAGCCTTGATCTATTGAAATATCATATACATTTGCCATATAAGTATATTACACGGCAAATGGATATTGTTTTTCTAATATTTTAAAAGACTTAGGAAGCGGCTACAAGACCATATTTAGCGACCAGAAAGGCGCTCAATGATTCATCAGTCCATTGACCCAAAGAATCATATTCTTCACCAGAAATGATTACGTTTTGGGGTGGCATAGCCTCAACCAACTGAATTCTCAATGTTTTTCTCATTGGGTCATCCATGGTCACATGAGAATCATTCAATTTAGAGAGTGAGAATGATGAGGTGACGGTTTTTGTATCTGTTACTATTTTTGGTTCAATGTTCATAATATTATTATATTACACAATTTAATTTTTTAATAAATAAGATTCCTATTGTAATAAATTACCATTCAAGTCATAAAATTTGTCTTCGGATGCAATATAGACTTCCATCTTTTTTGTATCTAAGTTCCAAAATTGTGCTGCCCCAGATTGTTTATCAATGGGTACTTCTGCCAAGACTCTTGTTTTGACAGATTGTCTTGTGTTTAAGTCAAATAAAACATAGGGCGGATCAACGCCGCCAACTGCAGTTATTTTTCCGTTGCAATATATATCACCATTGACATCAAGAGCATAAGATGCAGAAGGAGAAGAAGTATTTATTCCAACGGTGCTTAATAATTGAATATTGCCATTAACTGTTGATCCATCACCAGCAGAAATTACAACATTGCCACCGGCACCATCTTCATTAACTCCACCATAAAGAACAGTGTTATAACCATGAACATCTCCAGCATATAATTCTAATCCCGCATGAGAAGTCACTTGAGTGGCTAGACTATATAATGCAAAAGTTAAAGCTCCAGCATCACCATCGGCAGAAGAAAAAGTTATAATATCAGAACTAGCATATAAATCTATATTACTGCTAGAATAAGCAGTGATTTGTACTGGACCATTACTATTGCCAATTGTTCCATTTACATCTAAATCAAAACTTGGAGTGCTAGTATTGATGCCAACAGATCCAGCGTCATAATAAATCGCGCTACCATATGATCCCCACTGACTTACTGCCTCTCCAACTAGTAATACTCCTGTTCCATTTACAATTGGACGTTTTGAAAAAGTTGCATCAGATTGAACACTAAGACTCCCTCCGCCCGCAGTATTACCAAATGAAAGAATGCTGCCCGCATTATCATTTACAGTAAATACTCCTGGTAAAAAATTTGAATAAGCCCCAGCTCCATTAGAAAAAACGGCAGTTCCATTTCCAGAAAGAATAATTGAATTGGATCCCGCTGTTCCACTTAAAATAACTGCATCATTAAAAGTTTTAGCTCCTGTCACATTTTGCCTGCCAGTTAATAATACAACACTGCCGCTTAAAGAAATGGCGATTGGTTCCCCAGTTGATACAGGATTTCTATTAACATACAATCCACTTGAAAAATTACCCATTCCACTCACATCAAGAGTATATTGAGGATTATTATTTGCTATGCCAACGTTTCCACCGCCATAAGGAATAATATTAACATTTGGATTAGAGTAGTATGTGTGTGGATAGCTAATTACAAAAGAAGAATCAAAGTATATTCTCCAATATGACGTATTGGCAAATTCGCTACCAGTTACTCTAGCTATTCTATTTGGCAATGTTAAATCATTTGGGAATTGAGCAATCCAACCTATTTGCGGCGCGCCAGTATAGGGATTTGGTATACTGGGCGAAACCCCAGAAATCCAGATACCAATTATGCCAGTATTTACTCCGCTATTTGTGCCTCCAGTAACTAATAATTGAATGCCAGAAGTTGCAAAATCAAGACCGCCATTACTGTTTCCAATTGTTCCAGAGATGTCTAATTTATAAAGTGGATTAGAATTATTTATACCAATATTGCCTGAATTATAATAAATTTTTGATCCAGTTGTGGTCCATTGAGAACCATAAATTCCAGAAGGCGCAGCTTCGCCGCTTAATAAAAGTCCAGTTCCATTTACAAATGGTCTAGCGGCAAAAGATACATTGCCACTGGTACTATTAATAATTTGACCACTTGTATCAATGATGCCTATTTTTGCATTTTGGAATAAACTTGTCATAGGTTATAATGTTGAAACGACATTTAAATAATATCCATTCTGCGCAATTGGCTGGCTATAATTTATATAAAATCCATATGGTAAAATATTTCCTATAGAAGTAAAATAAATGTTAGAATCTACTGCATTTTGAAATGAACAAACTACTTTTGGGGTATTTGAAAAAGTATATGGAGCGCCGCCAGAATAAAAAGGAATAAATTCGCTACTTGCCCCGCTTGAACATCCTGTAACAAAAGATAAAATTGCAGGAATGGTAGCGCTAGAAATATATCCGCTTGGATTTGAAACTGGATAATAATTCGCAGCAACATATGAAATTGTTTGAGAATAAAGACTATCTAAATTTGACTGGGTCATAAAGATCCCAGTTTGACCAGAAACTACAAATCCACTAGGATTACCATTTAAAGGATAAAATGCGCCAGTTAAATTTCCAGTTTGAATGCCTGTGACGCCCGATAATAAACTTTGGCAAACCAAAGAAATATATCCAGACAATTCAGAAGAATTGAGCTGCCTTAATCTAATTGTGCTATCAAATGATGACATTTTTAATTAATTTTAAATATATCTACTTTTGTATAACTACCAAGGGAATCTCCAATAAGTGATTGTGGATTGTTGCTGGAATAAGCACTAAAAGTTAAATAATCTGATGACCCATTCATATTAACAATTGCAAAAGTCTTTAAAAATGTATTCACGGTTGAATTATTAATTGGTTGTTGATAAATTGATACAGTATTTAAGTTTTTTAATATTTGAATATTGTTTTGGTTTCCCACACCAGTTGTGCCCTGCGCCCACGCTGCTTGATAATCCACATGATAATATCCAGAAACATTAGGAGTAAGTCTTCTTGTGCCACTTGTCCACCAACTATTAGGATCATTCTTAATAGCAAAAGATACATTGTTATCAACAGTACCAGTTATTGATTGATTGCCAGTTAATGCAACGCTAGCATTATAATTAGTATTAGAATTTATATTGCCAACAACTCTGGTATTTCCGGAAAGAACGATGGTTCCTTTAATCCAAGTTCCCGTAGCGTTAAAATTAGCAACTTGATCAGGATCTGTTGTGCCACCAGCATGAATTTCTACTGAAGTTCCAGAAGTTTGAGTGCCAATTGTTAAACCACCACCATTAACATATAAATATCCATCATTTCCAGTATTAGCGCCATATGCTGCTTGATTGTATCCAGGGTTATTGATTCCAAGATCAAGATAGTTAATAGAATCTGTACCATTACTTGCTGTAATAATTAAATCTGCAGAAGCATTATTTCCAGTTGCACGATTTTGAATATTAATTTGAACATAAGAGTTTCCGCTACCAACCACGGATAATGGATTACTTGGCAAAACATAAGGAGTTACGCCGCTTAAAGATATGCATAATTTTTGTGATCCTGTATCTGGAAGAGCTCCCATTCCAACTGCATTTCCAGTAACAACTAAATCATATCTATTATACTGCCCTAAAGTTACTGTATTATCACTAAATGCTTCTACTACTGGCAATCCAGCAATTGTATTAACGCTAAACAAGCTACCCGATAATTGGTCATCAATTAGAAAAAGTCTGCCTTGGGATCCGTCTATAGTAAATCTATTTAAATTACCAGTTGCATAATTTGTCAAATTAATTTCGCCGCTATTAAAAGTTAAGCGTGATGCGCCGCTTAAAGAGGCATCTAATACAGACTGCCCTGCGACACCTGTATTAAACTCCAAAATCCCTGAGCTTGGATATAAGACAATATTTGACATATAAATTTAATTACACTGTATTACGGCGTGACCATTCACTGGTTGCTAAAATACTAACTATCTCATCATAAGTATATGGCCCTTCTTTTGTTAATAAAATATCTACTGAAGGGGGTATAGAGTCATCTTCAGACTCCCATTTAACAAATGTTTTGGTCCCATCAACGCTTTTTCTTACTGTTTCGGCAGAAGACTCTAATACCTCGCTAAAATCAATTGTTTCTAGTTCAGAAACATTAAAGATCATAAATTGTCTTTTTTGGTACATATATTTTATTGTAAATTAAATCTGCCCTTGGTTGCATTATAATTTTGTAAAATTTCTGATTGGGTTAATGCGCGGCTATAAGCAAGATTGCAAGCTATTTTTCCATTCATTACATCTCCAACGCCATCTCCACCTATAGAATCAGCAGTAAATGAAGTTGTAGTAGAACCCGCGCCAGTATATGTTTTATCTAAAACGCCATTAATATACATGTTTATAGTATAAGCAGATCCTGAATTTGTTATAGTCAAACAAATATTATACCATTTATTTAATGATAAAATTTGATTGCCAATAATATTGAGACTTCCTACATTTGCGTAAACCGACAATCTAGTAGATGGATTAGTTTCTATCCAAAATCCATCAGCACTATTTGAATCAACTAATATTGGATCAAATGAAGTCAAAGAACTTTTCCAATACCAAGCTTGTATTGTATAGTTGCTTGGCACAGAAATAGTTGGAGAAATTAGCACTTGGTCATCAAGCCCATCGAAAATAATTGCCCCATTATTGGCGCTGGTATAGACTGGGCCATTTGTTAAAGTTCCATTATTTGTACTTGAAGCCAAATTTCTCCATAATGTTCCAGCGTCAGGATAGCTGTTTTTATCAGCAGCATCAAGTTCAAAAATTAAACCATTGCGAACAATGTTGGGCCCAGTTCTGCCGCTCATAACAATTGAAATCTTCCCTTTAAAGCATTATAGGTCTGTAATATTTCAGCATCAGTCAATACCCTGTTATATGCTAATACAAATCCGCATTCACAAGTAGATATTTCTCCAGTATAAATTCCTGACCTACCAATTACTATTCCGTTTGGTCCTTGACCGCCAGTAATGCCACCTCTCACAATCAAAGCTCCATTTGAGAAAAATGCCCAAGAATTAGCAGCAGTATTGCCAGTACTTGCATAAATTCTCCAATTGAAATCAAGTCCTCCCGTAGGATTGTATAACCAGCCATTTTGAAAACAAGCCAAAACGTTACCACTATAATGCCCAAGTAACCAATTGGTAGATTGACTACTAATAGTTCGTTGATATAGTCCTCCATTATAATATCTGACCGCTGAAATTACTGTAGATTGTCCTGAGCTTAAATTTAAACTGGCTGCAGTTGCATAACTGGTTCCACCAAAACGCATAACATTATTAACTATTGTTGGAGAATTAGTTAATGTTGCATGATTGTTATTTCCACTTAAATCCGTCCATCTTGTTCCACTTCCAGAATAAGAACTCCTATCGGCAGCATCCAAGCATAATACCAACCCATTTCTAACTATTGAAGGTCCATATCTCATGTTAAATTGAATCTCCCTTTTAAAGCATTATAATTTTGTAAAACTTCAACGGGGCTCAATGCTTTATTATATGCTGCAAACATAGCAAATGAACCGCTTGAATTAAATGAGGCAGGTGAACCATATTGTCCTAATAAAAAAGGACTGGAGCTTGATGCTGGATTTATGTGAGTGCCTGCGGTAACAGTCCTATCAACACCATTTAGATAAATTCTCACGCTAGAACCTGATGAGGTGACTGATATATTATACCAAGTGCCAGTGCGTATTGTATTATTATTTATATTTGTCTGTTGTGATGCTCCAGCTTGATATGAGTTATATATTAAATTGCCATTGGTATTTAGTGAAAAATAATAACCATTGGAATTAAAAAGGCCCTTCCAAAACAAAGGGCTATTTTGCCCAGATACCGTGCCACTTAAAGTTGTAAAATATGACCATTGATTAAATGAAAATCCCCCACCCGTAAAATTAAGAGCACTACCAAAATTGATGCAGCTACCTGAGCCATTTATCTGAATATTGCCTTTATTGTTTGAATTATAAGTTGGAAGCAATGCGGTGCCAGAAAAAACTCCATTTGAATTGTTTGGTGTTAAATCTTTCCAAAGTGTTCCAGTTGGAACATATGAATTATAGTCAGCCGCATCAACACACAACACTAACCCATCTTTAACAATTTTCGGTCCACGAGAAATTGACATATTAAATCTCAACCTCCAATTTGGGAACATCTTTTCTTTCTGCAAATATATGATAATAATAATTGATGTCTTCAAAATAATTTTTACCAACTTTTACTCCAGAAATATTAACTTCTTCAACGAAAAGTTTTTGATAATTACCAATTGGGGTGAGGGACACAGTTATAGAATTTTGATCTACCAATCCGCTCCAATAATTGGGGAATTGAATAAAGCTATTATTTGTTTTACCTCTCAAATAAACAGAATGTTCTGGACCCTCAAGAACGCCGTATTGTAATTTTTTCCCAACTTGTGTTGGGTGATCAATCAAGAAAGATTTTGTATTAGCAGAGAAATGACCAGTAACAGTTAAATTTCCGCTGATCGTTTGCGTAGTATTGCCAGTGGTATAGACCACATTTGAAACTGTGGCAGCAGATGCTTCACCACTTAATAATACTCCTGTGCCATTAACAGTTGGACGAGAGATAAAAGCTTTAACTCCAGAAATTGTTTGGTTACCAGTTGTATAGACAACTTGTCCACTTAAACTAGTGATTTGACTTTGTAAATTTGAACCTGTTAAGATTAAATTTGCGCTTGTTGCAAAAGAACTTGTGGAACCCGTTAAAACTGATATGCCACTAACATACAATCCACTCCTGAAATTTCCTGAACCATTTACATCTAGGGTATAATTTAAAGCTGCATTACCGGTAAAGTTAACACCAATTTTTCTATCATTTCCTGCGGTAGCAGCAGAAACGAATAATCCTTTTTGCGAACTATCATCAGGTTGACATCCAAAATAAATACCACCTTGAGTTCTAAAAATATCAGGCCCCGTGTCAGCCATTTCTCCAAAATATAAAGCATAGCTTTCTTGACCACCATATCTATTAAATACTAAACTATTGCCACCGTCATTAGATTTGGCATAAATTCTTGGGGTAGTGTTGCCTTCGATAAGGACTGCGCCATAGATATGTAGAGTTTGTTCTGGAGAAGCAGTTCCAATACCAACTCTTTTATTTGATGACGAACTAGTATTCAATATAATATCGCCATATCCTGCATCTTGTCCAGCATCAAAAATTATACTATTTAAAATATTAAACTTTAAAGTTGGAGTTTTCCCATATTGATCAGTAGTAGAATCATTAAAATTTAAATAACTCCCACCACCAACAAGATTTGAAGTACCAATTGCACCATTAACATCTAAAGTATAAGCTGGAGAAGTATTACCTATGCCAAGATTGCCGGCGGTATCGAGAGTTAATGAGCCTGCAACTCCAGCATCTTTGGCTGCTGTATATCCTGCTTCATCTACAGTAGTCATCTGGCTAATACGAAACTTACCATCGTTATCTGTACCTAAATAGTATCCATAAGGACCAGATTCATCTTGTGCTCTTGCAGCTAATGTTAATGAAGCTGCATTGCGACTTCCAACACTACCATCTCCATTAATATGAATATTTGCATTCTTAGAATTACCAAGGAGAGCTATAGTAGGATAAGCTCCAAATATGCCACCAACTCCTGGAGTCTGAATATGAAGTGGATAAACTGGTGTTGCAGTACCAATACCGACACTATTATTAAAAATTCCAGTACCCGCAAAAGTTTTAATCCCCGAAATTGTTTGATTGCCAGTTATAAAAACAACTTTGCCACTTAAACTATTAATCTGCCCCTGAAGATTAGAGCCAGTTGACGCAATGGATGTAGTTAATGTTCCGCTAATGCCAGTAGCAGTTGTTGTTAGAACATAATTTCCTGTGAGTGTTCCACTAAGGCTTGAAATTTGACCTTGTAAATTTGATCCAGTAGAAATTAAATTGGCACTCGTTGCAAAAACTCCAGTCTGGCTTGTTGTAACGAAATTACCAGTTTGACCAGTTGTAACAAAAGATCCAGTATTAAAGTTTCCGGAAACAATTATTCCATTGGTTCCACTTATATAAACAGATACTCCACTCACTCCTATGATTGACAAATTTCCAGTTAATGTATTTAATTGAGAAACTCCTGCGGCAGAAGAAGATGATCCCCCAGTAGAGACTGGTATTCCATTTATATAAAGGCCCCCTGTAAAATTACCAGAGCCATAAACATTTAATCCATTAGAGTCAACAGTTAAAATATTTGATCGAGCACTGGTTCCAGTACCATTGCCAATTATTAATAATGAAGTAATATCAGGGGTATTAAATTTTCCACCAACATGTTGGTAATTTCCAGAAGCAATTGTCGAAATGCCTTCTGCATGAGACCCAGCTCCGATAGTTATAGTATAAATACCTTCTGCATGTGAATAAAGTCCAGAAGCAGTTGTTACAAATCCTTCTGAATGAGATTCATCTTTATATGCATATGTAGAATACCCTTCTGAATGAGATTGTGTTCCGTTTGCTTGCGTAAAACTTCCTTCAGAATGAGAATAATCTCCATTTGCATATGTATATGAACCTTCTGCGTGAGAGGCAAATCCAACTGCGAAGTTGGAGTCGCCTTCTGCATGAGACTCCTCTCCATTTGCAAAGTTATATCCTCCTTCAGAATGAGAAGAATTTCCATTTGCAACTGTCGAAATACCTTCTGCATGAGAGCCATATCCATTTGCTTCTGTACTATCGCCCTCTGCATGAGAAACTGATCCATTTGCAGTTGTACTAATTCCTTCTGAGTGTGAATTTTGACCAATAGCAAATGTATTATTTCCTTCTGCGTGAGAAGAAACCCCACTTGCATATGTATATGTGCCTTCTGAATGAGAGCTTTGCCCAAATGCCGTTGTTCCTCCACCTTCAGCATGAGATGTTGCGCCCCTTGAATAATTATTTGAACCTTCTGCATGGGAAGCAAAACCAACTGAAAATGTGCCATATCCTTCTGCATGAGAATAATCTCCGCTTGAAATTGCTAACCAGCCTTCTGCATGAGAATAGGCCCCAGAGGATATGGTAGTAAATCCTTCAGCATGAGAACCATATCCAGAAGCAATTGAGTATACTCCTTCTGCGTGACTGTATGGTCCCTTGGTAATTGTTGTTCCACCTTCGGCATGAGAATATTGTCCACTTGCAATTGTAGCAGATCCTTCTGCGTGGGAATAAAGACCACTCGCAATATTGCCATTTCCTTGGATCAAAGACCCACTCACAATCATGCCAGTTAAAAAAGTTTTGATTCCAGAAATACTTTGGTTTCCAGTTGTATAAACTGCATTTGTAACTGTTACAGGAGGAACCCCTGTTAAAACTGCAATTCCACTTACATACAATCCACTCCTAAAATTTCCAGAACCATTTACATCTAATAAATATTGAGGAGAATATGTATTTATACCAAATTTAGAATCTTTAAAATATAAATTTTTACTATAAAATTGAAGATTTCCAGTCGAATAATAAAGAAAACTTGGAGATACAATCATTGGGCTTTGTGATTGATAGCTTGTATTATTAAAATAATCATAACCAGGTGGCACATAATAGCCTGGAGGATAGGAACCTGGGTCAATTGTTCCAAGATATATTGATGTATTATTAACATCTAAATAGTAATTCCCTGTTGCTCCAAAAGTTGGATCAGTAACAACTACTTTATAACCAGCTGCATTATTTACTGGATTTATTTCTATATCAAACCAACCACTTTGTTGACTAGTTCCTGGATTAATTGAAAGATTATAAGATGAAGCAGAATATACTCTTGTATTATCATTAGCGTATTTATATGCGTAAATTTTAAATAGATAATTTGCTCCAGTTGCTTTATAAGCCCATGGGGCATTACTAACTCCAGTCATGAATGTAGCGGAAGCGCTAGATACATTGTCTATTGATAATTGAGAAGCGTTTGGCCCGACAATTCGATTTACATTTATTAAATCTAAAGTAGTATTGCCACTTCCAATTATATTTCCACCCGCAATAATATCTCCACCCGCAACAATTTCATTTAATGTATGAAGATTTCCATAAACATCTAATTTATATTGAGGCGATGAGTTTCCAATGCCAAAATTTCCAAAGTTTGCACAAACCCAAGAATTTCCATTATTATTAGTTTGAGTTGTTCCAGCCAAGAAATAATCATAGCCAATCCAATTTTTAGCATTTGCGGGACTAGTTGCATTACCAAAATCACCATTATAATTAAAAAAATAAGATGCATCGTTATCCCAAAGATTAAAATAAATACCGCCTTCACCAGCGGAATCAGTACTAATATTTATATCATTAAATGAGCGTAAATTAAGATTTTCCCCACCATCATCTAATTGAATATAATTACTGCTATTAATGCCCCTTAAATAATTACTATTGATTGTAATATCACCATTTACATTTATTCCTGTTGCAAAAGTTTTAATTCCAGAAATTGTTTGATTTCCTGTTGTATAAACTATATTATTTAAATTACCACTAATCCCACTAATATTGGCGCTATTTATATAACCACTTGGATTTGAATCTGGATAATAATTCTCACCAACATAATAAAGAATTTGAGTATAGAGACTATTTAAATCTGTTTGAGTTTTAAATACTCCTGTCTGCGAGCTCGTTACAAAACCGCTTGGGTTAGTAACTAATGGATAAAATACACCAGAAAGAACTCCAGTAGAGGGAATGGGCGGATTACCAGAAAGATAATTCTGGATAATTTGAACAGTGTATCCAGAAAATTCAGGTTGGTTTGCTTGCCTTAGCCTTATCGTCGAATCAAATGCTGACATATAGTATTATTACACATATCAGCAAAAAATAATTATACAATTAGCGAGCTTCATTTAAAATCTTTTGAACTTCTGGAGTAACTTTTATTCTTGAAGCAGTTGAAGGAGCAGGCTTCTTTAAAGACAAAACATAAGCACGAAATAATTTCATCAACTCACTTCTAATTCTTGAAGAGTCTTCTACAATGATGCTGCCCAATGCGCGAGCATGATTTTCCAAATCAGAACGGGTCATCTCTTTTAAAGAACTTTCATAAGTTGCTTCGTCAATTGTTTGATAGCGAGAATTTCTATTGTATCCCCACACTTCATCAAGAGAAGTAATCTGCTGTGTTTCTTCTTTTGCGTGAGTCTGCTTGAGTGTTTCTAATTTTTTTAATTTTTTGGGCATAAATATTAATTGATTTATATATTGTATTATATCACTTAAAATAAAAAATATATAATATATAAAAACAAAAAAACGGAAGGCTTTTGGCCTTCCGTTTGATTTATTAGATTACAGCAATTAGTTGCTGATAACGATACCAACTGTAGAACGAGCATCCAAACAGACGCGGCCTTCTTCGAGGAACCCGTAGAATCCGACCTTCTGAACGCGTGAACCATACATATCAAACTGACCGTCTGGGAGCACAGAGAATGTGCCACCGGATTCAGCCTGCACAGACACGGGACGAACATAAGCGCCACGAGTATTGTCGATACCTACGCAAATTTGCGAAGAGGCAGAGCTAACCCATGTAGCAGTTGTTTGAGTAGAGGCATACTGAGTGGAAGAACCATTTGTGAGGTATCCAGCAGGATTGCCCTGAGTTGAGTTAGCAAAAGCGGTAAACAATGTGTTATACTTCTGACTGTTACCGAATTCGACTAATTCAACAATGTTCACTCCATAAATGCTCTGTAAACCAGCTTGTTTGAAAACCTCATCACGGAGGTTATCGCTGAGGTACTGAGTAGCAGCCCAACCAGCATCATAGGATGGAGTAGAAGCACTAGCAGTAACCACTTGGTTAGTAGCAATTGGATTGTAAGCAAATGCACGAATGTTGGATTTCACTTCAGGAGAAACATACAAATCAGTGATACCATGTGAGTATGGCTGAATTGGGGTGTTTCCGCTGTATGACTCATTGATTCTCTTGATGCGAACAATAAGATTGTTCAAGTCAGCAAGAGTAAATACGCCCTTGGCGGCACTGTTAATTGTATGACCGTATGTAGTCTGAGCAACCTGACCACCAGCATAAACTGGGGTATAGGCTTCAGCGAGAGCTTTGAGAATAACCGCCCAAGCATTCTTTTCTTGCTTGGTCAAAACTTCGTTAACCATACGCTCAATAGCCTTGGAAACAACGTCCAAGCGGCTCTTACGGGCATATTTCTTGTTGAAAGAAACGGCAGAGTCAAGACGGTAAGTACCAAACTTAACTTCCTTCATGCCTTCAACTTGAGAGGTTGGAAGACCACCAGCTTGGGATTGACTCCAAACGGTGACATATCCAGCACCTTCATTGTAGAAGAGATCCAATGGGATTGAAGGATCCGAATCTTCGTCGAATTCAACGTCACGATAAACCGTTGAAGCTGTGCCAGCAGTCAAAAGAACTTTCTTGATGACTGGGGCTAAAAAAGCCGCAATGGCTTCAGTTGCTTCACGAGCAACTTGTGAATTTTTTGAACCCATCGCCTTGATAAGCTCAACCTGTTCTGGTGTATTTTTTAATTTAATTTCCATAAATAATTTTCTCCTTTGTCTTTATAATCCTATAATTAGTTCAACGTCAAGCGAATGAGTGCAGATCCGTCTACCCCAGTAGCACCAAGGGCGATACCAACTTTGGTAGAAACGATTGTTGTACCAGAAGATAAGGGTTGTGCAGTAATCGTACCATTTGCAGCGCCATAAATAGGAGCGCCACCATTGAATGAACCAGTCAAACCGCTGTAGAGGAATGTGCCTCTCACAACAACTGGAACAGATTGTCCTGAAATACAGGCTTCCAATTCAGCAGCTTTGCGAGGATTATACTTGAGAGGAATCAAGTTTTCATCAAGTTCACGAACATCAAACAATGTGAGTCCGAGTGGATATTCTCCAGGGAAACCACCGCTTGTCGCAGCAGCGCCAGTGCCAGTGCCGTAATAGGTCACTTGGGCTGGTGTTCCGTAACGCAACGCTTGAACGTTATTTACGGAGAAATCGCCGTAAGTTCCGATAATGTTAACGGGATCATTATCATTTCTGAAGCCCTGCCCAACAACTTGAACAAGGGTACCCCTGTTGATGATTTGGGAGGTGCTGGTCTGTCCCGAGAATGTATAGATGTTCAAAACATCTTTCTCGCTGTAATCTCTGAATGGTCTTAATAGTGGCATAATTTATCCTTTTTTTTTGTTTATAATCTAACAATAAAATTTTCTTCAGCAAAAGCTTGCTTGAACTTTTCCTTTAATCCAGGTGCACTAGCACTTGAAGAATTGGGCATACTGGCTTTTTCTTGCTTAGAATTGTCTAAGGCTTCTTCAACGATAGAAGCAATCGTCTCTTCTTTAGCAACTTCTTTAACTTCTTCAGAAGCTTTGGTCTCTTCTTGTTTAGCATCAGCCTTCTCTTCTTTAACTTCTTCAATTTTAGAAGCAGAAGCTTCAGCCATATCTTCAGCTTTGGCTTTCTTCAAGTAAGGGCGGAAAAGAGTGTCTGCCTTGGCTTGCCAAGCAGCATACATATTGTCATCAGCGCAAGACTTTAAATCATCTGCAACGACTTTAGCAACATCTTGTGGGAAATCATATTTGGCACAAGCGTCACTCATGCGAGCATTGAAAGTGTCCATGTCTTCGCGGTCTTTCTTTTCTTTTGAAAGAGCTTCCATGGTGGCTTTCATGTCACAAACATTTTTGTTCAACTCATCGTGTTGAGCTTGCAATTTTTGAAGCATATTTTCTTTTTCAGCTTTTTCGGCTGAGAAAGATTCGCTGGCCTTTTTGAGTTCAGAAGCAATGAAATCTGTAATAACAGAAGCATTGCACTGTTTCAAATTTTCGTCGGTAATATCTTGTATAGACGTAATTTTCATATTATATTCTCTTTCCTTTTTTACATTATTTTCTTGCATTTGTGAAATGATTTCTTTACTTTCAGAAATAATTTCCACTTTTTCTTCTTTGATTGAAGCATTTTCGAGAGTTTTTTGCTCTTCTTGGGGCAAAATCTCTGGAGTTTTTTCTGGGGCTTTTTCTACATTTTCTTGCACAATTGCAACGCCTTTTACTTCTGCCGCAGGTTTTTCTGTTAAGCCAATACCCATTGGAATAACATCTTTTTTGGGCATACGGTAATAGCATTTTCCATCTTTTACCCCTGAACCACCAAGAGCTTTTAAATATTTTCTTACCCCTTCTATTTCATCAGGAGCAGTTAATATTCTTGCTGTTATAAAATTCTTTTCTCCTTGTCCCATTTCTGCAATGTCATAATCAGAAAAACCCAATTCCCAACTGGCCGAAACAGCCATGTAATTGGTTGAGGTTGGGTCATTTGAATCTTCTACTAAATCGCACAAGTCTCCATTGACAGCCTTCCAAAGAATGCCGCCCAAAGTAATATTGAATGGTTCTTTTGTACCAATAACTTCTTGCTCTGCAAGAAGACGATTTGTTCCAAATTCGCTAAGTGAGGCAGAGAGGATTACGCCAATAACTTTTTGACGATTATGTTCTGTATCAATAAATTTATTAACAAAGTTTTTATAAATAGCCAATGCTGTTTCAGTATCAATCATATCTCCATTTTTATTTGGACGATTGATTACGCACGCATCAAAAGCAATAGGTAACAAATCAATATGTTTTTCTGTGTCAATGTCTGGAATAAAATTTTTTAATTCTTGCAAAGAAGCGATAGCAAGTAACTTATCCTTTTCCTCTGAAACCATTGGCTTAATAACAGAAGAAAAACTACTTAAAAATGGTAATTTTTTGGTCAGCATACCTTATTAATTACACTTTTTTGTCTTCAGTAGTTGGCAAATTATGAAATTCTTTATGCTGGTCTTCACCATGATACATTAAATAACTAAGAACTGTATTAACGTAATTCTCGGCAATAGTAATTTTGGCAAATAACCATGGCTCATTGATTTTTTCTTCTACTCCTGGGATTTTATTCAAGGCTTCTAAAATCTTGTCTGATTTTGCAGCAATTGCAGCCAATTGAGATTTAGCCATTGTTATGGGAGTCTCAGAATCGCTCGCCGTTATTTTAAAATTACCAATTAAATCTATTTCGTTATCTGTTTTATTCATAATTAAAATTACACTTAAAAATTAGAAAAATTAACAACCATTTGCTCCTTCACAAGGAACAGACCAACCTAATAAACTCGAAAATTTTGGATATGCACTTGCAGAAGCATTAGATACATAATAATAATCTTGGTTATTGCTTCCAGAAATATATGCGCTTGCAGATGGGACACCTGTAACTATTCCAGTTACAATATTTGGTATAAAAGCTGTTCCTGTTCCCGATAAAATTGAATCAAAAAATGGTATCAAAGAGTTTGGGTCAGAATCTATTGATAATGAAGAAAGATCCAATTCTTTGTAAGCAACAACTATATTTTTTGTGTACAACGGTTTTGCACCAGCATAGCTGTCAAAAATATAAGAATAAAGAACATTTGCTCCTCTTGTTCCGGAGGTGCTAAAAGTTGGAATGGATTGAGTTCTTGCGTCGTAATAATTACCGCTTGCATTAATAGAAATTGCTACATTTCCAGTTGATGGAGAAGTACCCGAACCTCTTCTTATATTAAAATTATTAACATAGTTATTCCAATAACTTGTATCAAAAATAATATCTCTATTATTATTAAAGAATCCCATTAGCCCACTATTTATTGGATATATACTTGGTTTTGAATTATTCCAAGGAGCATAGTCTCCTGTATTTTTAATGGGTCCTCCCGAAGAACTAACTAAAAATTGTCTATTATCATCAGCAAGATACATTTGGGTATTTGTATTTACTGCGTTTAAATATATATTAGATGGCTCCAATCCCATTCCCAATGGAGGAATAAAAGATTCTCCATATTCGTGAAGGAAACTATATTTCTCTTCATTGTCAGCAGTGTTATATCCAGTATAATCATAGTGCTGCAATCTATCTTGATTTGTTGGGCCTTTGGAGCTTTGCGTGCCATCATTTATTAATTTAACGCCCATTTGACAAATTCGACTATATAAATTTAAATTAGAATTCCAATTTGGGTCAACTAAATTATTTGGTCCAGATAGTGTGCTAAAATTTATACCTGTATCAACAATTACATTTAATTGATAAGCTATATTTAAAACACTATTCTCAACAACATTAAATGGCGCATCTAATTTTACTCGTGCAAATGCCTTGTCTGCATCACACATTTTTAATTTTTGTTTTGCCGATGGATTATTTGTTTTGTAATAATTAGATGCCCATCTATAATATTGTGGAACTGTAGAGCAATCTAATCCCGTAGCATAATTATCAAAATCTTCGCAGCCACAAAATTTTCTTCCTAATAACCCAGTGACATATGGTCTTCCTGGGCTTACCATAAATTCATAAAAAGAATCTGCTCCAGTAAAATAACTTCCTTTATTGTCTGGCAAAGTCCATTGTCTCATAAGAGTTACTCCGCTTGGATTTTCTAAAAATCCGCAGCTAGAATAATTACTCGAAGAGGGATCAGATAAGCCTGTTCTGCTTCCAATGTATGAATATTTTGGAATTGGAATTGATAATCCAGTAGTCACTGGAATAACAAGAGGAGAAGATGCATTAACGGAATTTTGCGTTGTTCCACTACCCACGCTCAAGAAACGAAAACAGTCGGCAAATGCAAAACTATAAGGATAAGATACTCCGCTATTTGTTATAAAATTATCAATCCAATCGGAAGACTTTATTAAATTTTTATTTAAATCATAAAGCTCAAATTTGAATTGACCATGGAGTTTTAAATTCCTTGAATACATATCATGCTCCAGACCAAATGAAGTCAAAATAAACTTGCAATCCATTTTGCATACTCAACGCAGGATATGCCCCGCCTATAACAGGAGAATAATTATTAACTTGATTATTGTTTGGAAGAGCATAATTTGGTAACAATCTATATCCAGTTTGCGATGAACCAATTTTAAGTGATTCAACATGATGAATTACCCCTGATGGTTTTGACCATCTAGTTGGAGAAATATTATATGATCCACTATTGAATGCAGAAATTTGTATAGCGTTTAAACCGGAGCCAGTTAATGCGGCAAAACTTGGATAACGTAAAGCGTATCCAGTAATAGGATTACCAAGCGAAGCAATAGTTATACCTTTTGTCCCGCTTTGAAATACAGCGGAAAAAACGCTTGCCGTCCCAATTAAAGACGCCCCATTGCTTCCGGTGACATCAAATAAATATTGTGCCCCAGATTTTATAACATAATCATCATTTGGATCGCTTAATATCGTATTAAAATAAGGTGAATAATATTGCATTCCAGAAATAGCTAACCCAATTCCACTTTGTTTAATTGGCCAGAATAATTTTGATTGATCCCCAGTTTCATTTGGATAAGAATTTAATCCATTGTCTCCAGAGAATCCGCTCCAGTTTCCATTTTGCCAAGGTTTTGCAGCGTAATCAATTAAACACGCATCATATAAACTTTGATAAAATCCAGAACTTCCAACGACACCATAAACTGCGCCCCAACCAGTATAATTATTAAAAGAGTTGCTTCCGCTAACGTTTGAATTTATTACTTGACCAGGAAAAAGATAACCAGTAGGTTTTGCACCAGGAGGCACAAAACTACTATTTGTATCTAGAATACTATTACTATTAATCATTGAATTATTAATAATATCTATTCCAGAAGAATTATAATCTACTCCTGTACCCATGAAAGCATAAGCTTTAGAAAATCTATTTGCAGAATTTATTTGTTTACCATCTGATCCTGTGATAGAGAAAATTGCTTGAGCTACTCCTGTTCCGCGATTTGTTAAATATATATCAGGAATCAAACGATAGTGAGGCATATCTGCTGCTCTACCAGAAGAATCCAAGAAAAGAAAATCCACATATGGATAAATTGATGGTATAGAATTAATTTGTGGTAAACCGTATCCTAATGTTAAACTTGAAAACCTACTATTATATCCCAAAGATTGAATGGGAGAAAATAAAGCAGATTTAGTTATTTTTTTATCTCTTTTTGGATTTGCATCAGAAGTCCCCGTATTAGCCAATACTCCTCCAACAGGAATTGGAGTTCTTCTTAACATTGAAGAGTACACTGAAATATTTCCATAATTAGGATACAACGAATCATTGAATCCGTTTTTTCCTGGCGTTGCAAAATCAATTGAGGCGCTTCTTGCATTGAGGAATGTTTTATTGTAAAACAATGCAGAACCATTTGATCCAGTGGCAACTGATCCAGAATAATTAGCTATGTCTGTTGTATTTGTTAATCTTATATTTTTAGCAGGAAGATTTGGATAAATTTTTGCTGTCTGGGCTAAAGATTTTATATTATAATAATAATCATTTGGGGTACCAAAAACTGTTCCAGCAGTTGCATCGCTATCCAATTGTAAAGAAGCATCTTGTCCATTATTTTGAGCTGTTGATACAGATTCAAAATAATTTCCAGCAAGGCCATTTGAATTATATGCTTGAGATTCTCCAGTTAAATAAGTTGGATTTTGTGGACCAAATTTATTAACGGCAAATTGCGCAATGTCTGGCGACAAATAAAAACAAGTCTTTAAACATTGTATAATATAAGGCTCTAATTCATTTCCTCTATCAGAAGAAGATTCGACTCCTCCCCAATAATTAACAAAGTTTATGCCTGGGAAAAGCATTCTATAAAAACCAGAAAGTTTGCTCCATCCCGACAATAATGAAAGCTCCGAATTATTGATTCCAGAATAGGCATTTCCAGTATTAAAATATCCATTGGCTCCTCCATAAATTCCAGAAAAGAATGTATATGAATTTGCGTAATCTTGAAAATTTAAACTTAGATTATAAGTAATTGTTGCAGTATATCCACTTGGAATAGTAATGCTTCTGTCCACAAGACTAAATGCATATTTTCCTGTTGCATCTGTACCACTAGAAGGAGACACCATCAATCCCTGTATAACTAATCCATTTGGATCAGCAATAGTTTCTGCTCCTTCGGTTGGCTGCGCCCCAGTAGGAATAGTCCAACCTCTATAAAAATTAATACCACTTGGAGTAAATTTTGTTCCGCAAGTTGATTGTGCTAAACTTGTTGTTGAATTTCCGCCGTTATGAACTCCACCAATTTCATAACCTTGCCATCCAATATATTGACCGCTTTGAATATAAGTTCCAGTGGGGTAACCTGCTGGAGGAACTCCTGTATATATATTGCTAAAAACTGGAAAACCTTTGTTTGGTAAATTTAAACCTGTAGAATTTTGTCTGTTTCCATTGTTTCCACCTGCCCCAGAACCCAAAGACAAAAACATGAAACAACTTGCAAATGGATAATAATATGGGTAATTTAGCCCGACGTTGGTAATATCATTGTCAAACCATTCGGTAGTTTCTACAAATTCTCTGTTTTTTCCAGCGCCTTTATATAAATCTACCTTATAAGCACCCTTTATTCCACAATTTAAACTTGATTTCATTATTTTTATTACACTTATTATAATTATCTTTGGCTAACAGTAAATCCATAAAGATTATAATAGATATTACAATCATCTTGACCAGAAAGCTGTAATAGTTCTGTATTGTATTTTACTGAAAAACTAGACAAATTATATAAAATATTAGCTTTATCTTGATTAACTGGATAAAACGAACCACTTAATGATGAAAAAATACTTGATTGGTCAAATTGAATACCAGAAAAAGATCCTGAAACAATTGTATTTAATAAATTTGCATCTGGCTGACCACTAACAAAATCTCCAGAAAAGACAAAATATTGATTTGGAGAATCTGGTGCCGATGAAACAATATCTCCAGAAAGAATCATGTAATTTTGGTAATTATCAAACGGAGAACCAGTTACATAACCAGAAAAATTAATTTGAGCGGTTTGTGTTCCATCACCATTTGGCCAAAAAATTCCACGAAAATCAGAAGAAATATTTGCGTATTCGTAATCTTTATAAAAAGATCCAGAAAAGTCATTACTAATTTTTGCATATCTTAAGCCAAGATAACTATCTGAATATAATGGAATACGAGGATTGGCTTGATTAGATATGATAATTGCTGGAGTATTGGTGAGTACATAGGGAAATGGCCAATTAAAATCAGCCACTGCCCCACCATGATTTGTACCAGCAACAATTGCGGCAATGTCTTCGTTTGTTAAACTAGTTGGTTGTGGAGTTTTTCCAGTTTTGGGTTGTTGGAAAAAGTTAAATAAACCAAAAGTTCCAAAGGACATTTTTTATATTCTGCTAGAATATAGCAATCCAGCCATATAAGTATCAACCTGATGTTCTGCTCCAACGGCAAGAACTTTATTTACTCTTGATTGATTTTTATCAATGGGATTTTCGCAATATTCTTGCACGGTTTTTTCCCAATTTTCGGGCTCTTCATTAGCCAAAATAACATTGAGAATATCATTTGCCACAGATGCTTGAGATTCTGAAAGTTTTTTGATTTTATATTTTTTCTTTAAAAAGCTTGAAATTTCTTTTTCAATACCCTGAGAAAGAATCATATTATCTTTTAACTTCATTAAACTAAAGTTTGTCTTTGGCTTTTCTTCGCTGGCTTTTGAACCAATGGGAGAAATCTTTTTGGTTGATTGTGGAATACCTGTTGAACCTTGTGGACGACCAGCCTCTTGCTGTTTTTGTCCGCCAATTAACGGAGTATATAATCCTTGATCCCTTAATTTTTTATAATTTCTTTGTCTCTCTTCCATTTCATCTGCATCAGCTTCTGGCAGACGATTGGTTTGAATCGCTTCAATTCCTTGTTCGGGAGTAAGAATACCAATATCAATCAAATGAGAATAAATCTTGGTATAAGATACATCGTCAATGAAGTTTTGATCATCGTAATATGGAGTAGGACAATTTTTAAAACCAAGAGATTTAGAAATTCTTTTTATCTCTGGAATTAAAAAGTTATTCAAAAACGCCATCTTTGCTTGCTCCAAACGCTTAACAAATATATCCATTTTGTTTTGTTGGTTTGCAAACTTTTCCCCGCCCATGAATACGTTATTTAATCCAATGTTAATATCTTTATCAATAATCTCATATTTTTTTGGATCAAGAAGTTCTGCAATTTTCGGAACAACAAATTCTGCTTTTGTAGTATAGTCTGCAACCAATACTCTTCCAACGGATTGATTTGCAAAGATACCCTTTAAAGCATCTAAGTTTTTTTGATTGATGCCACCCTTATCAGGCTCTGTTCCAGCCGTAACAAGAAGAACAATTTGTTGCATTGTTCTGGTGATAGCCATATCAATACGACGCATTTCAATTTTTGCATTAATATCTTCTAATACTGGATAACCCATTGGCACAGCAAAAGGTTCATAGTCTTGTTTCTTGTAGAAAACAATTTTTACTTTTTTAGTATCAAGAGGAATATAAACGCTACGAACACCAGCTTTAATTTGATCTTGAGTGAATTTAGGTAAACTATTAAATACTTCGATATCCTCTTCTGTTTGAAGATTGCGAAGTCTTGAAACTTCATACTCCGTCAAAACTTTATAATAAATACCATAAGAGAAATTTGCTGTACCCAACATATTAATGTCAGCAGGATTTAAGATAATATATCTTGCTGGCATCTTCATTGGCTCCACCTCCAACTTCATTGGAGTATCATCGAGTAATGGATTATTATTGCCGCTTTGACCTTTTGGATAACCAGTTGGATATCCCATCTGGTCGCCGTTATCAAGAGCAGGATCTCCTTTAATTTTATTTTTATTAGTTAATAAAGGTTGGTTTTGATCCATAACTGGATCTCCAAATTCCTTTTTGGAAGCAACACTCTGAACAAGCTTTTTAATATCTTTTGTTTCTACATCTGCGTCAAAACGATAAATGAATACATTTCCGCTGCGATAGTATTCTCTAAAAAATTTGTCTTGCAGGTCCCAAATATTAATTTTTGAAAATAAAGCTTGAAAAAAAGAACGAGACTGTTTGCTTCCACCTTTGTAGTAAATATCATCTACGGAAAATTCTGTCATCAAATCAATGATGTTACGAAAAAGAGCATAGTTCCAATAGCATTTTTGACAAAGAATAACTGCATCACGAATGTCAACAGTTGAACTAGCAGGACCATAAATCGCATTCGAATTTCTAAATGGAACAAGTCCATTATCAATATTAACAAATCTATCTGTTCTTTCTATGCTCCCAGCAATATCTCTTCTCATGCCCCCAGATGAAGAAGCAGAAGCTTCAGAAACCATTTCAGGCAAAGAGGCAGAGCTTTTATTCTTTTTTGTTGTTTTCTTTGTTTCAATAGATGATTCGCCCCCGTGAGATCCGGTCATTTGCAAATTATCTATCTTTTTATTCTTTTTTTTCATAAAATCTTCAATTACCTATTGTAGGTATAGGGATTAGAATATGTTCCAAACAATCCCGTTACCCCGTTATCATCAGGGAATCTTATTATTGTATAGATATACACATATCCATTGTTAGGAAAAGAGTATTGGTCTGCTGGCCATCTGATACCTGTTGCATTACCAGTAAATGAAAATAACGGCGGATCAGCGATATCGCTATAATTTACTCCACTATTCCTTACCTTCATTATTATAGATTTTCCAGTATAGAAATTACTAAAATCAAAATTTATTATAGGCTGGTGTGCACCTGCATTAAACTGTCCAGTAATTATCAAATTAAAAATATCCAATCCAGAAGGTTGCAAAACAACTGAATCATAATTTCCATTAAAATTTAATATATAATCACTAGTATATCTTAATAATGATGGTTGACCAGATGGTCCCACAGGACCTTGTGGACCAACAGGACCTGGCGCACCAGTCATTAAATTTGCCCCAAGGTTTATAGTGGCATTACCATAATTATACCATAAAAAATAACCTCCAGAAACAGTAGTATTAACTATGCCCGTTCCACCAGATTGAACAGTAAAACTCAAAATGCCACTAGTAGAATTATATGAGTTTACTTGCCCCCAGCAATAAGTACCAGCATAGGTATTTGATGCAATAACGATATTCTGATAAGGCGTATAAGAATATCCAATTAATCCACTATTTCTAAAAGAAACAATTTGACCAGTTTGAAATCTTGCTCCAGTCCCACTTAATCCTGAACCATTTACGGTTATACCAGTTATATTGTTAGCGTAGGACCCCGTTCCCGTTGGAAAACCAGAAATTACATAAAAGCTTGAACTATATCGGTCAGCTATTCCAGAAGCTCCTGTTGCACCGATTGCACCAGATTTGGCAAGTAATTGCCAAGGTGCAGAAGGAGGATAAATTCCCAAAGCAGAAGGGCCTGTATTTATATATGTAGAACCAATATAAGATATTGTGGAGTTGACTCCATAATCAAGGGCGGGATTAAATTCTCCAGAAAAATAATTTGTTAAAGATCCTGGAGGACCTTGAGGGCCATCTACTCCAGAAGGCCCACCGCTTGGCAGAGGAACCCAATTTGTATAGTTACCGTCTGTTTTTAAAAATCTTAACTGATAAGCATTAGTACCAACTTGTTGATATTGGGAAGAATAAATTCCTACGCCAATTCCTGTTGCACCACTTGGACCTTGTAAACCAGAGGGTCCTTGTGCCCCCGATGGACCAACTGGACCAATTGGTCCAATACCAGAAGAAACATTTACATCTCCACAAACAATTGCATATCCAGTTGGATAAGTAACAAGATAATCTAAAGTTGTATCTCCACCAAGGGAATAAAGAGCAAAACCATATTTATAATTACTTAAGGCTGTAAAATTGGTTGTAAATGAAATCTTTGTTCTTGCAGCATTATTTTGCAAAGTACTATAATAAACTTCGCTATTAGTATTTTCTATATTGTTAAATAAAGTCGGGCTTGTAGAAGTGTCATAATAACCAGTTGCGGTTGCATTTGGAAAAAATACCATTCTCCAATATCCTGTACCATTTGTAGGATCAGTATAATAGTTTAAATAATCTCCAACATTGAATGGTACCGCGCTTCCAGTAAAAAATAAACCAGTTAAAATATCAATATCCGATTGAGTAATTCTATGAGTACTTAATCCACTGGCATCAATTGTATACGCCATTCCCCTCATTAAAGATATAGGAGGATTAATGGTTCCAACATAATAACTATCAACAGTTACCCCACTTGGAAAATTTACTTTTGGATAAGAGGGAACATTGGATCCTGAATTAAAATATAAATTAATGGACCCTGGTGGTCCTTGTGGACCAGCAATCAGTTGGACGGGTGCACCAAGAGGTTGATAATTATCAAATTGAGGATATATATAATTACCGCTTTGATAAAATCCAGTAAGGGAAACGCCTGTTGCCCCAGTTAATGGAGGAATATCAAGTACGGAAGAAGTGCTATTATTAAAATAAAGAGTCAGCTGATAATTTGATGAATTGTAGGATGCCCCAGTAACGCTTGTGCCAGTTGGACCCGTTATTCCTGTTGCTCCACTTGGCCCTTGAATACCCTGCGGCCCCTGAATTGAAATAAAGTTTCCAGAAGATGTAATCTTATATCCATCTATTTGAACAACTCCGGCCCCACCAGAACTATAAGCAGTAAGGAAAGAGCTTCCAATTTGAATTCCGCTACCAGAAGGGAGTGTAATAGCATTTGAATAAACATTTTTATAATAATTTGTTGATGAACCTAAGCTATAAATTCCGCTACCAGATGGAGTAATATTGCCAGATAAAAGATAAGAAGAAGAGGGTACAACACCAACAACAAAACCCGAAAGTTCTGTTTGGTTTATCTGCCTTACTCTAATTGTTGAATCAAATGCCATATCCTAAAGAATAATTACACTTTTAATATTAATTAAAGAAGCACTGGTTCAAAAGTAGAGTTATTTTCTTCTTGTGGACATCTGGTAATGTCATAATAACATTTCATTCCCCAGCAACCAAGCATAAGGGCAGTATAGGAGTCGCGCCTCATTCTTGTTGATGTATTGTCTCTTTTCATTATTTGTGGTAAATCAAAGCTTTGGGTACCCTTTGCTGTGGTTTTTACTTCAATAGAAGCGCACTCATATTTTGTATTTTTGAGCAAGATTTCTTGGGTATCAATCAAGTCGGAGACGCTTTCTTCATCTATTAAATTTAAATCAACATTTGCAGAAACAGCTTTTTCAAATGATGAGCCATCAGCTTTTATGCCGCCACCAAACCAAATCTTTTTATAGTCAATGCATCCTTGTAGCCATTCATTTCCTTTTCTGATAAAGTCTGATGTAAAATATTGGGTAAAAGCAATCTTATGCATTTGTTTATTGTAGCCCTTTCTTGCTAATTTTAATTGATCTTCTAATTCTGCCCCATCTTTTTCAGCATAAAATTCAAATACTTTAATTTCTATACCATCTTTCCTAAACAATTCACTTTCATTAGCAGATTCAATGAATTGATAACCAGCATAGTCAATAATAATTAGGTCAATATTAAAATTACTATATATGTAATAAAAATAATTAATATGATCTTTTAGGTCTTTACCAGCTTTGGCATAGTTATGAACAACCGTTCCACCAATCCTTCCTGGTTCCTCATCTAATTCTATGACGCACATACCAAAATGGTCAGCAGTGGCAGAGTTAGAGAAGTTGGGGTCAATGGCTAAGATATATTTTTTATCTTTTTTACCTTGGAGTAAAAGCGTTGGAGTCTCTCCATCTGGGACGGTACATTCAATCATTTTCTTCATTGAAAAATAACTGTCTGACCCATCAATAAATTGGGCACCATATTCTCTCTTGAATGTGGCAGCATTTGATTCATTGCTTTGGGCTTGTTTAATAATATTCTTGTCCACGCGGTCAAGAGGAATTGCATCCCAAGCCATTTGACTTACAAAGTATTTGGCTCCATTCTCTGATATCTCTGGAGAATAGATTTGTTTAACAAATTCATCATACTTTTTATAAAGAAATTCGCAAGTATAACTTGCTGAAGAAAGCGCAATCAGTTTAGCTTTATTAGAGAACTCCATCCTATCTTCTTCTTTTAAAACTCCTCTACGAATAAGCTCTGTTTCTTTTGCTCTGATAATTTGACGCTCTTTAATGTCTTGAGGAGCCAAAAGAAATGGCATCAATACTTTTTCGACTAAATCCTCATTCATCAAAAGGAACTCGTCAATAATTAATATGTTGGCACGGAAACCGCGAATCTTTTCTCCATTAAGCGGAATGGCAACAATCTCACCTCCATTAATTTTCCATCTAAATTCGTCATTTCTTTTACTTTTTACTCCCATTGCTTGAAAAAGTAATTGGGCATCATGGCTGTCACATATTTTTTCAATGTGATTAAAGATAAAACGAGCAGTTCTAAATGTTGGTCCAGCAATAAGGATATTTGATCCTGGATAAAAGATGGTTTGCAATATACAAAACATCGCCGCTGAAAATGTTTTACCAAGACCGCGCCCCCAGACACAAAGAGTAAAATTACTCTGCATCATTCCCTTAATATTTATAATTTGGTCAGGATATAATTTAACTCCAGTCAATAATTCTGTAGTTAAACCAAGATTGCGGTGAAGAAATCTAGCAAGAGTAATTCTTGCTTCTTTTGGCTCCAATTCGCCTTTTAAATCTAAGAAGATTTTATTTACATCTTCTACTGGAACTTTATATTTTTCGGGAGAATGCCAGCTCATAATTCTCCTATATCATATAAATATTGAAGATCAACTTGTTTTACTTGCTCATCGGCAGAGAATATTTTTTGAATGATTCTACTTGCTTCATCCCTATTTCTTACAAAGAGAAATTGAATACATTCATGCTTCTGCAATAAATCTCTAATGTTGTGATGAATAAACTCTATGGGTATTTTAATTTTACCATAAACCTGTCTTTGGGTTGGGAACTTCTCTAATGAATCAAACGAACTCTCTACTAATATGATTAAATAAGCTCCAGCCTCCTTGGCTCTAATAATTTCTCTTTCAAATCTTTCTATTCCACCAGATAATGTTCCCCATGCATCCCCAAGGCTTTTACGTTCAATATAGATATTAGAATTAGCCATTCTATAATCTCCAAAACTCATGCCTTTTGTTCTAGTAGTATTGTCAAAGTCCAATGGATTTTGCTCTCTTGAATCGGCAAATATTACTTTTTTAGAAATATCTTTGAAATCTTTTTGATCTAATTCTTTTTTTGGAAAACGAACTTTAAATCCTAATTTTTCACAAAATTGATTGTAGTCACCAAATTTTTCGTTAATATATTTAATTCCAGGAACCATTAATGTTCTCAATTCAATTTGAGTGGGTGCATAAACTAAACCTTTTTTTTCTTTTCTTTTTAAAAGGAAATTTTTGGTATAAATTTCTCCAGTTATAGGCGCAACAGAATCTAACCATGCTTTTAAATTATTTTTAGAATTAAATTCTGCACTAAAATAAAATTCTTTATTTTTATATTTAATTAGTGATCCATTAGATCTATCTCGTCTAGGATAAAATTTTTGATAGTATTCTGCCTGAGTCATCTTATGGGTCTTCAAATGTTTATGAAGACCGCTATCATTATCAAATTTTCTATCGCAAACTTTGCAAATAATATTATCCATATAAAATAGAATCCCTGTCTAAACCCAAAATTCTTGCTTTGATTTCTGCCATGCTTGTGAGTTTTTCAACTTCGTTTGCTATGGCAACCTGCTCTAACTCTCCCAGTTTAAGCATTTTTAAACGCTGTTCTTCATTGCGCCAATCTTCAACAAGATTTAAAATAGAAGCATTTTCTTTTATCTGTTTGGAAAGGCGGGTACTTCTTTTTTCTTTAAGATCATCAAGAAGGTCATTGCATCGTTTCAAACATTGGTCATACTCTGTTCCAGCTTTACCAATTGCTTCTACCAATCCCATGGAAACTTTCATTGACTCTGGATCAGCAGTAGTAAATTCTTCTAGTCTTGCCTGCATCAACTCACTTCTTCTTTTGATGCTAAAGCTACGCACAGTCTGATTTGACAATTCAATATATTGGTCAATTTCTTCTTGTGTTAAATCTGGTTTATCGTAGGTGTAACGGATAAAAGAGTCTTCGCAAAGATTCCTATCTTCTTGACTTTCAAAAGTATTCATTTGTCTAATGAATCTGTAGGTATGAAGATAATTAATCAACATTTCTAAACCCTTTTTTTGTTTTGCATTTAACTTTTCTTTATCTAGGGTAGAATTGACATACTTATTGACTCTCCTTAAAACCTTATCAATTGTTGCAGGAGGTTGATAATTTTCAGTGGGGACATCTTCGTTTTGCGCTTGATTGTAAACTACTCTGCCATCCAAAGTTTTTGTAAATTCATTAACTACGCGAGTTTCAGCATTGAGGTTTGTTAAATTATTGTTATTGAACAATATCTTAGCCATGTCCAAAGAAGTCATTGTAGAGGCATTATTGATAATATATTGCTTATGATCTTCTGTTAAAATAACTTCTTGAGTTTTGGGTGAATAATCGCTAGAAGCTTTTGCTTTTAAATTACATTTTGCAAGGAAAGCTTTAATAACTCTGCCCTGCCAGCTTCTGCCATCATATTCGCCGCCAAAAATTCCTTGAGTCAATTCTTTTAATCCTGGCGGACTGTTGGGGTTTTTATTCCAGAGATCTAAAACTTGTTTTTCTTGTTCTGGAGTTAATGCCTCTTGCACTGTTTCCATATTAATTTAGCCCCTCTTCTTTCATATATTTTTTAGCCTTATTAATAATAGACTTTTGAATATTTTTTAGTTGCCTGTATCCTGGGGCGCGACCTTTTTCATTGGAAATGAAGCCAAGCTTTTTAGCAACATCAGATTCTTCTTTATGGTCAATATACAAACCTTTGTAAACTTGATATTCTACAGCTTTTAGAATCTTTTTCATTATGATGTGCAATTTATTTTCATCATCTCGTGAATAACTTGATTGCTCGGAGATTTCTTGTATTTCGTGAGAATGATTTTCTATTGAGAGTGGCAGTTTAACAAAATTTGCAGGTTGTTTATTCTTTTTCCAATGAGCATAGAGTGGGCAGGATTCACATTGTTCTTTATAAATTTTACAACCATCTGTATCTATTGCGGCGTCACATCTTAAACAAGGGCGAGCATAATTTGTATAATGATTTCTGACTAAGTTTCTGATTTGATTGGTTATAATCATTCCAATCCAAGGCTGCAATGGTTTTTCTGGATTGTATTGTTTCCATTTTTGATGAATATGTATTCTTATTATCTGGGATACATCGTCATAGTCCATCCAAGCAATTGATGACAAACTCCATTTAGATTTTCTCTTTGCTATTTCCTGATTGATTAAAGGAAGGCTATCCTCAAACCTGGGCCTTTTAATTTTTGTCATGGATTATTTATTTCTTAAAGTACCAGCCTCTTGCTGAAACTGTTTTAGAAATGCTTGTTGATCAATTGGACCTGTATCAACCACCTGCCTGATAAATGAATCTGCGTGCTGACCCATTTGAGCTCCATGAGACATTACTCCAGCAAATGTTTCTTTTATTGGTTTGCCTTGCGGACCCAAATCAACATCCAATGAAGATATTGATATATTTAAATGGTCAATATGGTCAATGTAACTATCATCATCATCGTCATCATCGCTGTTGCCATTACGACGAGCAACAAATGGTTCAAATGATTGATTTTGCTTTTTCTGTGGTGGCTTGGCGGGTTCAGGTGGTTTTGAAGCCAAAGATGCCTGAGAAGTTCCGCATTCTCCACAAAACTTTGCGGTGGGTATCAATTTTACTCCGCAGTTGTGGCAAAATTTATTAATGATATTCATATTGAAATGTTTAATATATTGTATAGTAAATAATTAAATTTAATTATATTTTTTAATACACATACATATGCCGCAACTATTTCTATCACTAACGCCAGAACAAAAGGTGGACTTCTTTGTTAAATGCCAAGAATTGCTTATTAAATATCACCCAGACAGTGAATTTTTAGCAAGGGAAAATAACTTTAATGAAATATTAGATAGGGTATATGAGAATATAGGCAAATACAAGGGCTATTATTATATGAATGACAATATGTGCGTCTTATGGAATCATGTATATATTTCGGATAAAGAGGATGTTAATAAATCATTAAAAGATAATGCTTATAAACCGCCGCATCCAGATTACAATGGGGTGAGCTTTGACTTTGTTGCTTTAAGACAAAAGACTGACATGTTTGAGTTTATCAAAGAGAACAAAGAGGATAGAATCAAGTACATTCTTTCTGTTAAAAGAGGAGTGCCCAGATTCTACCCAATTGAAAGTTGGCTCAAGTCGATAGGTTTTTTATCTTCTTGATAATAAACTTAACAAGACCGCTTCTAACAATATCTTCTTCTGTAAATCTAAATGTAAAGATGCCATTTTTGCGGCTATCTTCATCATCAAAGATGTTCATTAGTTTTATGAAACCACTCTTTGAGCCAATATCACTTTGCTCAGGGTCACCCAAGATAAATACTTTACTAAACTCACCAGTTCTGGTTATAAGAGTGACCAGTTCTTTTTGGGTGCAGTTCTGCGCTTCATCAGCAATGATGCATTTGGCGTTCCAACTGAGACCTCTTAAAAAACCAATTGGAACACTGTCTATTCTGCCAGACTTTTTGAGGTCTTCAATTTCTGCTTTGCTAAGAAATTCTCCCAATTTGTCAAGCAGGGGTTGCATGTAGGGAGCAAGTTTATCGGCGGTCTCTCCAGGCAAGTATCCTAATTTTGCATCGCTGCTCTCAACTGCGCTGCGCAGATAAATGATGTCGCTCATTTTTCTTTGATTTAAAAGCTTTAATGAGGCAAGGACAGCAAGGAATGTTTTTGATGTTCCGGCGGGGCCAGAAATAAAAATCATTTTAGTTTCTTTATTGAGGGCAATTTCTAAAAATTGTTTTTGTTTTTCATTTAATTGTCGTTCAGAAATGTGCAACTCGCTTTTAATTTTGGAGTTTTGTGGCACAACTGGGCTAAGGTCTTTTTGAGGAATGTTTTTGTTTTTGTTTTTGTGTTTTTTACTCATAAAAAAGAAAGCCAAGCTTCATCCTTAACTCAGGGTGAGACTTGGCATTTAGATAGCATAAAGTATTTATTGAATTCTGATATAGGCTCCTGAAGCATTTTGAGCTTGGTAACCAATTGTTTGACCTGCAGTTAATGATGTAACTGCGGAATCTGCAAATGAAGTGCCAGTGACGCTCAAAGTTGTAACTGCAGCTTTAGAATGTATGCGAAAAATTTGTCCAATTATTGTTGTTGTGGGCAAAGCAATTGTAATTGATGAAATTGTTGAACTATTAGAGAGATAAATGGTTTCGCTTTGATAATTTGTTACGGCAGTAACTGTTCCGCTTGTGGCGGTGGAAGTCGTTAAATGACAACTAAATATTGCCAATTGACTGGCCATGTTGGTGGCAACAATCAATTGATTATTTGTTGCTGTACCAAATAAAAATGTTTCTGTGCCAGCTAAAGTTGTAGCAACAGGATAATTGGTCCATTGACCTGCATTGCAAAACAAAGTGGTAACCAACAATACATATAAGATAAAGATTTTTTTCATGTTATTTATTATATGATGATTCCCGTGGAAAGTAAAGATCTTGCTAAAAGGGCGCCATCACCACTGAGTCTATAGTAGGATAATCTGGCTTCGCGCTCCCATTTGTATCCCATTCCTGTAATCATGGTTCCAGAAAACCCAGTATACCCTGCCGCCAAATACCCTGAACCTTCAATTATAAATTGATTGAAACCACTAAACGCCTGAACTCCAGTTTCTCCTGAACCTGGGGTAGAAGCAAATTGATGCAACCTGTTCTCATAATCCTGAAATGTTCCTGTAAAATACATAATTTTATCTTATCTTATATTACACCAGGGAAAATACTTTAGAAAATAAAAGCCCCCGTGGATTTTTTTACCCGAATGATTTTGATTTTTTTTGATTTTGCTTTTATTTTTTAAAAATGGGGGGGGTCGTGCCTATACATCAGATACAAATATTAATATATTATTATTTATTTATATTTTATTAAAGACTAGATGAAGAGAGATGGTTTGTAATTTAATATGATGATATACAGTATAAGAATAATATAGTATCTTTAATATAATTTAATATAATTAGAATTTACTTTGGAAATATGGACCCCTTCTGATTTTTTCTCCCAGATGATTTTAAGTGATATTAGAAACAATAGGGGATTTTAAGATTTTAATATGATGTAATTATAATTATAATTTAATATAATTAGATTTGACCGAAACTCAAGGGGAGATCTATAAAAGACCCCCCGCGCCGTGCCGCTGGTCTCCAATCCAAAAATTTTTTCATAAATTCGGGG